CACATGCCCAACATTTATAGATATGATTGACGTAGTTTATTTCAAGATTACCTTTTCCGTCAGTCTTTGAAAGGCCTTTTATTTCATAAGAACATACAGGACAATCAACTGAAACTTGTCCGCTATATTCATTAACACTTTTAGGTTCTCCAAAAATGTTTTCTATTAAATCTAAAACTAAATTATCTTCGCTCACCTTTTTAAAATAGGTGAAAATAGATAAATTGTCAATTACCAAATTTTTTCTTGTTTCATGTAACCTAAAACACAAGTATAAGAATCGGCCATATCGTAACACTCTTTTTTAAGAGTATTATTTTTTGTGTAATGCCAAGTAATTTGTGGTTCTTTTTCAGAAACTTTTTTCCAAATAAGTTCTTTTTTATCGGTATCTTTTGGTAATCCACCAAATAATACGTATTTACCTTTATCATTTTGTTGTACCAAATCAGGCCAAGCGAATTTTCTTGAATTATATGTCGATATAAATGAGGGTACAATACCTAAAATATCATATATAGATTTTGTTATCATAGAATTATACCTTAAAAGTGTCCCTACAGTCCAAACATTGTTAGAGTTTAATAGTGGTTCTTCTATTACAACACTTGTTATACCTAAGTTTTTATAACCCACAAGTTTTTCCTCAAAGGCAACAACCTTTAATAATAATTCTTGTATTTTATCATCAACTTTTGGTTTAATGACCGGTGAAAAATGTGTTAACTCTAATAATTCTTGTGATTTAATATCGAATAAACTCCAACCTATAGTTTTTGTTGAAATATCTAACCCCAAAACTTTTGGTGAGTTTTTAAAGTCTGTTTTTGCCATATAAAATTAAAAATCTAACTTAATAGGATACTGTTGAATCCCTTGTCTTTTTTCGGGGGATTGTATCTTAGATATAACCATAAGTTCTTTGTCTTTATTGTAAAGAGCAACCTCAGAAACATAAGGAGGTGTTGACTTATCCCAAGTAGGGTTAGATGAATCTAAAAATTGGGTTTGTCCTAAATTACATAAAAAATTCATTACGTAAATTGTTGCTTGGATATCGGTTACAATTGTTCCATAAAAATAATATTCTCCACCAAAATTAAAAGTAAAACCAGATTGGTTAAGTGATGGTAAATCTATGTAGTTATCCAACCTGTAAATTGATGCAGTATCGTAAAGATTTTTAGTTATTTGTAAAGTTGTTCCTGTAATTCCGCTAGTTGTTAAATATGAACCATTTGTTGTTGCCGATAATTGTGAAAAAACATCAATTTCTCTCCACTGGGTTGGGTCGGGTCTTAATGTTGTTGAACTTACTTTTTGTGCTAATATTTTCATATTGTTAGCGGTAAATCCACTAAGAGTTGTCATATTATCAGAAACCATAAATGGAAATTCGTTACCAAATCTGACTAACACATCGGTAGTTCCTGATATATTTGTCTGTTCATATCCACTAATTTTTGAATAGTAATTACAGTGAAGTGAATTAGTAAATGCCGTATTATTAAATCTATATGTTACAAATAAAGTTTCTGAACTACCAGATAATAAACCAACAGTACTTCCGTCATTGTTACATAATGTATTAGGTAATATCACACCTAGTTTTGGTGCTGGCAATGTCCAACTTCTGTTTGATTTATTATTTAGTGATGCCACTATTTCATCATCGTCAAAAATAATCATTTTATAATCAGGATAAACTTTACCGACTCTATTAGGATATCCATTACTATTAGGGTGTGTATCCCAAAGATGGTAATATCTTAATCCAGGGTAATTAAAGTTTTGGTCTCTATTAGATTCCATGTAATACACTTGAAATAGATCTAAAGAAGTGAAACCTGATGGGTCAACATAAAATTCTTCACCAATAGTTTTATTTGGGTTTTTGTGCCACATTAACCATGGTAAACTTATTTTAAAATTTCTTGCTTGTCCAGTATTATTTGGGTTTGTTGCATCATATTCTTCAAATGCAAATTTTTCTCCATAAAAATTATCAATAGCTTGGTTTGTATAATGAACAATTGCGACTGATTTTTGTTCTATAGGTTCTACTGTTATTTTTTCAGAAAAAGAATTATAATAATATACTGAGTCTGTATCTGTTTGACCATCTGAAGTATTATATCCAAAATATTCTTTAGATCCAGTATAACCTGTAGATTCATATAAATTAAAATCTTGATTTGTATTATTAAAAACACCAGCGGGTGATTCTGTCCATGGAATATTCATATTCCAAATATTTACGTTTCTTTGTGATACGTCGCAATTTGTTTCAAAATTAAAAACATCCGTAGCCCAATAAGGTTGTGGCGTAAAAGTGTCATAAAGGTCTGTCATTTTTGATGGATAAAATAGACAAGAAGATAACCCAGTTATCCCCATATTTAAAAAATCAGGTAATTGTCTGTCAACTTGGATTGTAAAGGTATTCGCAGTTGATGAGTCTCCTGTTACCCCTAAAACTTTATATGTTAAAATTGGTGAGTTATTTGTAATTGAACTAAAACTACCATTAGTAAAAATTGTCACAAATGTTCCAGCAGTAACGGTTCCTGATATTGTGGAATCGAATGTTGTTGCAGTTAATGTTAATGTATTTCCAGAATTAAGTGTTGTATTATTAATTGAAAAATTTGGATTTATAGTGTAAGCAGATGTTGAAAATGTGGTAGTCCCAGTAAAAAATCCTCTTGGGGCCGCACTATTAAAAACATTGTCAACATAAGAATCATCAAAAGGTATCCCAAAAGTACTTCCAGATGTTGAGTCAACAAAAATGGGATACTTTATATTCATTCTGTTTCTTTCAGGTACAGGTGACATGCTTTGTGCGTTATATTGAGGCATCAAAACATTAAAATCACTATTATTTAAGTTGTCAATACAATTATAACAAACTTCACTATCTCCTACCTGAAAATAAGATATATCAAATTTACCGGCAGAAATTCTTTTTCTGGCAGCATCTGTTAATTGTGTGTTTATGAGTGCTGATGTACTTTTAATAATGTATGACATATTTTATAAATACTTAAATTTTAATTTTTATACTAAGAACTTAAAGGACAAACCGGACCAACTTTTTCTGCGTGTGTTGTTCTAGAAATTATAGTTGTATTAATTCCTTGACAATCTAGAGGTGTTAAACTTATTTGTCTAATAGAAAGTGTTACATCTGAGTACGCCTTTAAAACACAAAAATTATTACTACTACAAACCTCACTGATAAACTGATTTATAGTGCCCCCTATCGACGCATTAATGTCAGTTAATTGACAATTAGTGTAAGTTATTCTATACGTGGTTATAATAATGTCTCCTCCGCAAATTACTATTCCTGGTGTTGTTTGTGTGACAGGGACAGTACTAGTATTAGATCCTACTGTAGTGCCTGTTGTTCCTGTAACATTAATATTATTAGTTATGATTGGTTGGTTAACACTATTAGTGTACGCAGTAGTTGCAATATCAAAAACTAAATCAAACTGAACTGTTGTTGGTTGTGAAAATTGTGTTTGTGGTGATAATGAAATTGTAAATGTACTATTTTTATCAAATGTTGCAAATGACGCGGTTTGATTTACTGTATTACTTAATGGTCCTTGTTCGACAAAATTTAAGTTTAAAGAGTAGTTAGTGAATGTTTGTTGTGGTATAATAGCAAACGTTTGGTTTCCATTGTTTTGAGGTGATGATGAATCTTTAACGTATACAGTTTTAAATCCTGGTGTTAAATTTGTAAAAATATTACTAGAACTAAAATTTATATTATTTAATGAATATTGATAAGGCGGTGTACCACCAAAAACTGTGATTGTTGCTGATCCTGTGTTTGTTGAACATGCTGGATTTTGAGTCTGAACACTAATATTTAAAGAAGATGTTGTACATGTGCCTGTTTGTACGTTTATTGAACCTAAAACAGTACCAGGAATTGTCCACCCACCAACAGGTGGAGTTGATGGTGATTGTAAATACGGAGCATTTGGGTTTGTCCAACCACTAATAGTCCATCTTGTTGTTCCGGTATTATAATAGATTGTTTGCGTGTTACTTGTCCAAGAAGGGTAGTTATTAATTGTGTTTCCACTTAAATATGTTGTTTGTATAACTGTGGCGGGATGAACAACTCTAGTTAAACACAACGGTCCTCTGTAAATTTGTATTGGTGGTAATGTCGGTTGACATAAGTTACAATTTAAATAAGGTCCAGCAGATTTAACCGCAACAGCATTAATGTATGTTTGACCCGTATTTATTTCAATTCCCAAACTTTCCCAACAACGTGTTTGTGTTGTTAATTTGTATATTTTATTTGGTACAAAAAGCGATGGTGTTGAAGCAACATAGTAAATAATTTCTCCTCCACTACATTTTTCAAATTTTTCTAAATAAAAACTTTCATAACCTACAGAACATGTTGTGGTAGCTGTAAAGTCACCATAATAATCAGTAACTGTTGCCGTATAGTTTCCTGGTGTTAAATTAGTAAGATAAGTCCCTTGAGACCCGTTACTCCATGAAACATTATATGGTGGTGTCCCTCCAGTAATGTATAGTGCGAGATAACCATTTGCAGAATCAGGTAATGATGCATTTATTGAATCGCAATCTAAACCTAAAGGAAAGACCGTTACTATATTACAACTATTACCACTTAATTGACCCATTTTAGAACGTATTTCCGGTTACAATAAACCAACCATTATTAGTTTTATAGTAAAAATTATCATCATCCCAAGCAACACTACCGGGGTTACCGTTTGTATCGGTTGTACCTGAAGGGGTATAGGAGGATATAGTAATACCAGAACTAAAAACTGTTTCGGATTGAAAATTTATTGGTGAACATCCATGAATATTAGTAACATATAAATCGTTAATACAGTTTCCTGACCAAAAGAGTTGGTTTAGTTCGGCTTTATATGATGATCCCGCAACATTCTGAGAAGGGTCACCTGTATATACTATATGTATTAGTGTCGTTGGTGTTAACGCTGTTTGATTTGCCAATGTTTTATCTGTTAATCTTGCCATAATTATATATTTTTATTGGAATTGGAATTCGTCTCCGTCTTGGAACTCAAAATATTCCCCATCTTCAAATTGTTTATACGTCGTAGAGTTTTCTTCACAATAAACACAATTATTATCATCAATAAGTTTAACAACATAAGAAGGGTATGTCTCATAAACAGATGGGAGCGTAAAACTGTAAGGTACTGAAGTAATTGTGTCAATATAAACACAAGTACCTAAACACGTATCACAAATCCACACATCATATGGTGAAGTTCCGCTAGTTATTGAATTTATTGTTATTTGGTACGACATCAAAAATAAATATTTAAGTTACACTTTTACAATTACCGTTTAATGTACAAAACTCTGTTATTTGCCCAAAACGACTTACTTTATAAATTTTAGACCCATATTGTACATAATCAATAGTAATAGGTCTTGTTAAATTAATATCTTTATAAATGTAAACCCCTGTTTGTAATGTTGTAGTTGCAGAAGAAGTGTAGAAAGTTATTGCCGCCCCGAAATTAGTTAATTGACAAACAGGACATTGTAAAGAGTACTCACCTTTTGCTTCCCATGTTTTGTATGTTGTTCCTGAAACTTCAGGGGTTAAACAATCAATACAACTATCATAAACTGTTTGGGTAGATGCTGTAAATGCATTAGTGTTAGCTATTATAAATCCTGATGGTGCAACATAATTAACAAAATTACCAATATACGTATAACAAGTTGTTGGGTTATATTTCAAAATATCGTTTACAACAATATTTGAAGGTGGGTATGATGATTGTATTATCATACTATTACTAGTACAAGAAGTGAATACAAATGAAGTATTTGCCGGGTAAGATGTTGGTGTAGGTGTTGGGGTCGGTGTTGGTGTAGGTGTTGGGGTTGGTGTTGGCGTCGGTGTAGGTAAAATGCATTCGGTGCATCCTGATGTATAAACATCAATAATTTCTTTTATTATCCTATTAGGTGACCCGTTTACATTTTGTGTGTATGTAACACACTGTATTTGATCTGAAGTAAAATCATTAAGTGTAACCAAAAATGTTGTACCTGTTGTTATTTGGTTTCCGCTATAAACTAAATTATCTGAAACATAATATACGTCATCTGTTTGGCAATCTACTAATTTTTTAACTGTTGAACAAACAAAATATCCTTGATCGACAACAAAAGTAACAGTTTCACCTGTAATATTAATAAGTGGTGTTGGTGTAGGAGTAGGTGTTGGTGTAGGAGTAGGTGTTGGTGTAGGAGTAACTTCTGCATATGATATGTTAGCGGTAAATGCGGTACACGGATCAGGTGTAGGGGTTGGGGTTGGCGTCGGTGTAGGGGTTGGCGTCGGTGTAGGGGTTGGCGTTGGTGTAGGTATCTCACATTCAAGTAATATGTCAAAGTCTAAAACAGAACAAGGATCAAATGGTGTTGGGGTTGGAGTTGGGCAAATTCCTTGACTATATATTGAACCAGCAAAATCGGGACAAGAACTTGTTGTTGGGTTTGATCCATAAAATTCACACGAGCCACCTAAACTTGTACTTAAACACCATTTTACATTATCATAATATATAAACCCAGGATTGGTTCCTCCTGTATAATATATAAAATTATTATAAGTACCAAAAACACTGTAAGTTCCTGTAATTCCAGAGTATTCTGATCCTATTAAATCAATACAAACAATTTCATCACAACAATTAAAACATGATGGGTCTGTACATCCTGTTGCAACTGTTAATGTACCATCAGGACTTGTTATTGTTGTCGGAGTAACACCTGTAACAATAGTATAGCAACCATCTAAAATAACACTATCACCAGTAATACTATATACCGTACCATAACCCGTTAAACCACCCCAAGATGTAGCACTATAAACTATTTGATTGTAGCAACAACTACTTAATATAACGTCCGCCATTTATAAATTTAAGTTTTTTTATAAATATATATCTTTTCGGTTTATCCAATTATTGTTTTTATCATAAACCCAATAAATCCATTTATGTGGTTTTTCAAATGATTTTAATTTTATATTTAATTTATTTTTATACTCTAATAAATCTTGCCTATACATAACATTACCTTTTTCATCTTCAATTCCAATATAAATAAATTTAAAATTTTCTGTTGGTGGTATGTTTAATTCAAAATCATATTCTTTTTCTTCACTTAAAAACCATTCAGTTAAGTCATTAATTGGTGGATCAATCCCTTTTAATGTATTTTGATGTAACTTTCTATTTTTAAAATTAATTCCAGCATAATCTTCATACTCTTTATGTGTTCTAACATCACCTAAACCATATATCCCAAGATCAATATCATTATCTTCTTCTTGTAACATGTGTCTTAATCTTTTTTTACTTTCAAGGTCTATCTCCCACCATTGTTTGTCCACAAGGCCTTTTGTTTTATTTTCTTGATTAAAATCAGTCCAATGTTTTGTTCTACCTTCTCTTGTGTATTCATGCCAAACAATTGTTTTATGTGGGTGAAATAAGTCATACCCTAACGTATATGATCTAATAGATAAACTAATTTCATCTCCCGCAAAATATATATTTGGGTCGTATTTATACTCTTCACAGTGTTTACCTATTGTGAAAAAGAAGTGTCCACTTACAAATCTCGCAGGTATTGGTTTTTCTAAAGTTTTCCAATTTTCAATTGTTGATGGTCTAAAAAGAATTGTCCCACTTTCTGTAAAATTTGAAGCAACCATTTTATATGGTTCAATATTTAATAACTTATTATCACTAGGTCTATACATACCAGCATATGATGTTATTATTGGTTTTTCTGATTCAACCATATCCATCATTTTAATTAACTCTTCGTCCCAATTTTTAATAAATCTATGATGTGAATCTAATTGTAACGTATATTCTTCTCCTTGATATAGTTTTTGTATTTCAGAACGGGCCCAACATAATCCTTTACTTTTTGACCAATGTATATCAATGACCCTAAATCTTGGGTCTTCTGTAAATTCTTCTAAAAATTCCGTTTCATCTCTTTGCCAACAAATACCAAAAGTTAAATTTTCAGGATATTTTGCATTATTAATGCAGTCTCTAATTGTTGGTAAAAGTTCTGGATCTCTATAAGATGCGATTTGAACAAATATTTTCATATAAAAATATTATGAAAATATATTATTAAATGAAGTCTATTGTTGTTCTTGTTCTATTTCCTCCACTAAAAATAATATAATTAACGCTATCAGTCGTATAATAATACGTTAATTTTAATTCATCAATTTTATCGAAACACTCTTCTTGTGTTGGTGCGTTAAAAATTGAATATGGTGTTGCGGTTATACCATTTGTTTCAAACAAATCAATAACTTCGGTATTTGTATATATTAATCGCCAATTCATTATGAATGAGTTATTGTCCAATTATAGGGGGAACCTGTTAAAAAATTTCTAGCACCTAAACCATCATATCCACCACTACTACTATCGGGTGCTCCGTTAGTTCCTGAAATATTTAAATTAACATTTGACCAACCTAATGGGTTATAAGTCGCGTTTCCACTAAAATCAACTAATATGTGATTAACATCGGTAGTTGACATATTGTTATTTTGTAAATCAATTCCACATCTACCGACAGTTGCACCTGAAACTAATGTAGCACCTGAAAGCGGTGTAAAATCAATATAATCCAAATTACAACTATATAAAGAAAACGCTTTATTACCTAATGTGTTACTATCATTTCTAAAAAACTGAGCACTCAAAGGAAAAATAATTCCATTTAAGTTTGGGTTTTGGTTTATTCTAAGATAACCTGTTATTCCGCTGTTTGATGCACCTAAATTTAATAACTTTGATAAATCTAAAGTTCCTGTTAAGTTACAATTATAAGTAGAATACTGACTAACACTATTAACCGATAATGTGTGTGTGATACTTGTTAACCCCGTAGAATTTGCAACATTAAACGCACCACCAAATCCAGATAATGGTGTTAAATCTAAATTACCTAAAAAATTACAATTAAATGCGTTATATACGGTAAAAACATTAGATGAGGGAGCGTGGGTTATTCCTGTTAAATTTGGGTTAGAGTTAATTTGAAATATACCTCCTAACCCAGAAAGTGGTGTTAAGTCTAAATTACCTGTTAAATTACAATTATATGCATAATATCTAGAAAAATTATTTGATGATGGTACATGAGTGATACCTGTAAGGTTAGGGTTATTATTTACATAAAAAGAACCACCTAAACCAGAAAAGGGTAAATATAGATTACCCGTAAGATTACAAAAAGATACGTCATATGTTAAAAAATTATTTGGTGATGGTGAATGTGTAATACTTGTTAGTCCTGAATTAGAATAAATGCTAAAGTTACTTCCTAATCCAGAAAGTGGTGTTAAGTCTAAATTACCTGTTAAATTACAATCATATGCAAAGTATTGTGTAAAATTCCTAGATGATGGTGAATGTGTAATACCAGTTAAATTTGAGTTGTCATATGCCGAAAATGCTCCACCTAAACCTGAAAGAGGTGTTAAATCTAAATTACCTGTAAGGTTACATTGATGCACAATGTAAGAGGCAAAAATATTTGATGATGGCGAGTGTGTAATACCAGTTAAATTTGAGTTACCATTTACTGCAAATCCCCCGGCTAAACCTGAAAGCGGCGTTAAATCTAAATTACCTGTAAGATTACTTTGAATTACATTGTAATTCGTAATATTCTTATTTGATGGTGAATGTGTGATACCAGTTAAATTTGGATTTGATCCAAAAAATAAACTACCTCCAATATTTGGTATTGGTGATAAATCTAAATTACCATAAATTTTTAGTCCGTTTAAAAAAATTTGGTTAAGTCTTATAAACCCACTACCTCTCATTTCAATAGTTCTTATATTAGGGTCAGAAGTAAAACCGGTATACGATAAAGAGTTACCAGCTGTTTGTGTTGTTTCACTACCATTATTTAATCGCCACGATACTCTTCTTAAACTACCACCAAAACTAACAACAGGATTAAAAGAACTTGTTGTTCCACTTTTTTGAAAAGTCAATACATCAGCAATATTGTTTCTACTATTATATTGTTTTCTACTCATAATAAAATATTAGGTATAATCGTTTCCAACAGTCCAATATGTTCTTGAACCATTATATGTGAATGTTAATATATCTACAGCATTTGCGTTTGTTGTTAACACTATTCCTCCTGCACCTCCATTTGCTACTCTATTTGTTCCTAAAACACCATTTACTGTTCCTAATGACAATGTTCTACCACCAACACTATCTTGAGTTATTATTATCGTACCATAATCACCATTTCTTACATTTGTAAGATTTAATGTTGTTGCGGCGGTAAGTGTTGCTTCGTAATTTGTACTTTGACCTGAAACATTCCATGTTATTGTCGATCCGCTACCTGAGTTATAATATGAATCAACTGATGATCCACTAGTAATACCAGTCACCGCAATAGTATAATTACCATTATTGTTGGTTAAACTTATATTTGACCCTACCGTTAATCCACTTACAGGTAAATTTAGATATGTTGTTGCTGATATGGTTGTGGCAGTTAAATCACCATATATTGTAACCCCTGAATTTCCAGCAAATAATAAATTACTTCTATTTAAGTCACTTGTTCCATTACCTATAATAAATGCCGATTCCGTCACAGCAGTAAGGTTCCATTGACCTATAACACTTTGGTATGATGCATTAGCGATTGTTGACCTACCAGCAGCATGTGAATAACTACCTATGGATTTAGTTTCTCTCCCTTCTGCATGTGAATAAGTTCCTGAAGCAATTGTTCCAAATCCTTCAGAATGTGAACCATCCCCTGAAGCAATTGTTCCAACACCTTCTGAGTGTGAGTAAAATGCAGATGCGGTTGTACCTGACCCTTCAGAATGTGCGGCAAAATCAGAAGCAATTGTTAAATACCCTTCGGCGTGTGCACCATCATCAGATGCTAAAGTTAATACCCCTTCAGCGTGTGCCCCCTGTGTGGTTGCTGAAGTAGAAATTCCCTCAGCATGTGAATGAGTTCCTGAAGCGGTTGTTCCTGACCCTTCGGCGTGTGAACCTGTGTTTGTTGACCTCGTAAATGACCCTTCGGCGTGTGAATAGTTGCCCGACGATATTACACCAAAACCTTCTGAATGTGAATAAAACCCAGATGACGTTGTTCCTGAACCTTCAGCATGTGATCCTGTACCTGAAGCAAATGTTAAAATTCCTTCAGCGTGAGATGATGTACCTGACGATATTGTTTGTGTTCCTTCGGCATGTGATGCATTTCCTAATGCTTTAGTTAAATTACCCTCAGAATGACTACTGTTTGTACTTGCTGAAGTTTGATACCCTTCGCTATGCGAATAATCACCAAAAGATTTAGTTTCATACCCCTCAGAATGGGAACCAACTCCAGACGCCAAAGTCAATACACCTTCAGAATTAGATGCAACTCCACTTGATGTGGTATAATACCCTTGAGCGGTTGATCCTGTCTCTGAAGCAATATTACCTAAACCAATCGCAAAACTATAGTCTGTAGTCGCTGAAGTTTCAAAACCAAAAGAAAATGATGTTAGTCCTGAAACAGTCGATCCTGTGGATCTTATTGAGTCGTATATTGTTATTGGTGAGCATCCGTGAATATTTGTTACATATAAATCGGCAATGCAATTTCCTGAACCACCTGTAAATGTTGTTCCTGATGATGTGATTCCTGTCACTGAAAATTGACCGTTTTGGTTATTTGTGAATAGTATCGTACCTGTCGAGTATGTTCCTCCTGTTACAAAAGTATCTCCCGTTATTTGAACTCCATTTACAAAAAGTGTTGATGCTGACATTGTATTAGCAGTTAATCCGTTTGTGAAGTTTGTTGCTCCACTTACTGTTCCTCCAGTAAATGTTCCACTACCTGTCGGTACTTGCCAACTAGCATTTCCATTTGCATCAGATGTTAAGACATATCCATTTGTTGCTCCTGATGTCATTTGGAAGTTTATTGTTTTTGTTTTGCCACTAACATCTAGTGTTTCTGATGGTGTATTTGTTGATATACCTACTTTGTTATTTGTTCCATCAACAAAAAACATATTTTCATTATTATCCGTTTCTACTCTAAAATTATTTGGGTAACCAGTTTCATTAACTACGGTTTCAGTCGAATTAACCCAAAATTCGTTGTCTAACTGTCTTAACTTTATATATGAATTAGTTATGGTTAGTGTGGAGTCGGTCGACCCATTAACAACAAATGATCCAGTACCTAACCCACCAAAAATACCAAATGAAATATAACCAAATCCAGCACCATCTTCAGAGAAAAAAAGATCGTAACCATTTAAATCATGTATTCTATCATTATTTAAAGTTAGATTGGTGTTTGCAAAATTAGTATCAGCAGTTACAGGTAAATTTAAATATGTCGTTGCAGATATGGTTGTTGCTGTTAATCCTTGTGTAAACACAGTATCACCTGTCACTGTCCCCCCACTTAATGGTAAATAATAGCTACCATCGGTTAAACCCGTCACAGGAAAAGTACCACCACTACTATTTGTAAAAGTTATCGTTCCTGCAGAATAAGTACCTCCTGTTACTAATGTATCGGTACCACCACTAAATATTGAACTTAATTGTTGTAATTCCGCTTTATACGATGAACCCGCAATGTTTTGACTTGGGTCTCCTGTGTAAACAATATGTATTAGTGTCGTTGGTGTAATTGCCGACGCCTGTGCTAATGTTCTATCTGTTAATAATTGATATACTGGCATGTTTTATTTTATAAATATTCATTATTGAAAATAATAACCATTACCGTCCATAAAATTAAAGTAAATGTCATCTTGGAACGCCTTTTGACCAATACAGTCAAGTATAGTTGAATATATACATCCATTAGTATCAACTATTCTTAAATACAAAAAGTTTTCGTTTGGAAAATAGTTTTGTGTGTTTATCTCAACTGTTGCCGGAATACTTGTTAATCCTGATATATAAAAACAACCTGTATTTGTTGGGTCGCAGAGAAATATATCATATGGTTCTAACCCACCTGTATCGCCTGTTATTTGTACTATCATATAGATAAATACTTTTTATAAGAAAACTAAAGTGTCACCATCTTCAGAAGTTAAGAAATCACCAAATTCTGTTAATATTACATATGTTTCAGCCTCACAAGATATTATTTTAAAATATTCACAAGAAGAACTATCAATAACTTTAACCATAATGGTTGTTGCCGTTTGAAACAAGGTAGGTAATATGTAAATACCAGGATTAAACCCTAAAAATGAACAATTATTACCATACTCATCACAAACATAGATACTTATTGGTGCCGTACCTCCTGAAATCCCGGTTATATCTATTGAGTATGGCATTATACGGGTCCTCCATCGTTTATTGTCCAACCTTTAGTTGTGGTTAAATAGTTTCTTGATGCGACCGAAGCTGGACTATATTTTGAATCCCCAAAATCACATGTTAAACCACTTTGTAAAGACGCACCGTAAGACGCCCACCCGTTTAATAAGTCATCATAGTTACTTGACTGTAATCCTGATGTATATACACCTCCATTTGCTAAGAAGTAATCAAGTTGGTCAACTTCTCTTACGTCCCATGATCCAATATTATTAATTGTTGTCATTCCAGTAAATGTGTTTTCAAATAGATTTGATATGCCGGTACCTACCGATCCTTCATATAGTTTTGGTGTATCTGTTGTTGCAGATAATGATAAATTATAAAAACCAAAAAACGTATTAATAGATCCGTCATACCCTAGATTAAAATCACCCCACTCATCTATAGATAAAAATTTTAATCTATCTTTTATATTCGTTCCTGTATTTCCCCATCCTGTAAACTCACCACCACTATTAACTGTTATTGTTATTTGATAAATTCCTGGAGTTGTGTATGTGTGTACTCTGTTAGCATAACTTAAACTTGAAGTAGTTCCATCACCCCAATTAATTGTTCCATTATTATATACACCAAAACTACTATTAAATGGTAGTGTTATAACATTGGCTCCGCTAGATGCCACGAATGTACCGCCACCATATGGATCATAAATTGATCCATAAACAATTCTAGTATCAATAGTTGTCCTAAAAGCAGGTACAGGTGTTGGGGTCGGAGTTGGAGTCGGAGTTGGGGTCGGAGTTGGAGTCGGAGTTGGGAAAGTGTAGATATACTCATCTGAATAATCACTTATTACTCCTGATCCACAATTTTTACTAATTCTAAAATATACATCTCCTGTTGTTACAGTAGTTGGTATTGTTCTATATGTACTACAAGAAGATGTGTTACCTATACTCCAAGTTGCTCCACTATCAGTTGAGTATTGGATTGTTGTTGATATACAAGGACCACAATTTAAATTAAAATAAATACCGAATAGACCACTACCAATTGGTCCTGCACTAACTATAGTTGGTGAACAGCAGGTGATTATTGGTGTGGTTGTTGCACTACCAGTACAACTAACATCATATTCGATTGATAACCCTAAACTGTACTCACCATTACCTATATCATCAACATCTCCATTACAGTTTGATTCAATGTGTATTGTATTGTTTAGCTGGTCTATCGTGTATTCACCAAAAACAGGTGTTGTCGATAGTATATATTCAATTGATTGTATCCATAAATTATCTGAAGGTATATCATCTATTGATGTTATGTTTGCAAAAGTTTGTGTATATGCACTTCCATTTACTGTTATCTCACAAGTTAAATCGGCACTATTTATTGTACATCCTGTGTAACCAGATGTAACATCCATAAACCCTTCAAAAAACATTTCGGACAAACCTCTTCTATTACCTGATGTTGTTGTAAATGTATTTGAACACAAACTATATGTTTCATAGTTAGTAATTAATTCACCAGTGCAATTAATGTTAAAAAAGTTTGTTAATGAACAACCATTATCATCCGTTACGGTTAAAGAGTAGGTACCCGCAGTTAATCCTGTTGCGGTTAATCCTGTACTTCCATTTGACCAAGAATATGAAAATGGAGGTTCCCCTTGAAATATAGTTGCAGAAGCATATCCTGGTGTTACACCAACACAATTAGTTGGGTTAATTAAAAAATTAACTTGATTTGTTGTGGTTATTACAAAGTCTTCGCTAACAGAACACCCGTCAGTATCAATCACACTAATTTTATAGTTACCATTAACTAATGATGTAAATGTTTCTGCGGTTGACGTTGTTGATGGTACTACACTATCATTTATAAATGGGTTATCGATATTTTCTAAAACATAGGTTAAAAACCCTGTGTATCCACTATTAACCATAATTGATACCCCTCCGTTTGGTTGTCCACAAGTAGACCCAGTGGTAGTCGCCGATATTGTAAATTTTTGTTCAGAATTAATTGTCGCTGTGGTAGTATAAGCACAAGCCGATCCTGAACCTGAAATTAGTAAATCATAAGTAGCGTTATTTAAACCTGTTTGATTAAATGTTTGGTTATTACCATAATAACTATAAACTGTACCTCCTGTTTGTGCGCTTAAAACATAAAGATAGTTTTGACTTCCTGTGCCATTTATTGTTACTGAAATTTCACCATTATTTTGACTACAATTTGAGTTGGTTACGTTTATGTTTGATATCGTAAACCCATTTTGTGTTATTAAAGATCCGGCTAAAGTTAATTCACAAAAATTAGCATCTCTTACTATTACCGAATAATTACCACTACCTAAATTTGTTAATGTAAATGTGTTGGATAATGTATACCCAACCTCACCTGTAACCGCAGAGTAATAATAAGGAGCGGTACCACCTGATAACGTATATGTTAAACTACCATCAGAAGCAAAACAACTTGGGTTAACAGATGTTAACCCCAATAACCCTAGTGGTTCGGCCTGACCTATTGTCTCAGTAACTGTTGTTGAGCAACCATTTATATCTGTTACCGTACAAGAATAACTACCAACAGTCAATCCGGTAACTAATTGAGTTGTTTCTCCATTACTCCACGAATAAGTAAAAGGACCTGAACCCGTAACACCAGTGACCGCCAATTTACCAGTATTAATTACACAATTAGATGTATTAACTTTCCATAAACCGAAATTAACTCCGTTTGAGTCATAAATAATTGTATTTGGTGTATTTGCACTAACAGACCCATAATCATATACAGTAACGTAATATTCTCCTTCACCTAAATTATTGAATACATATGGTAGTGTTTGTGTTTGTTGTATAGTTTGTATTGTATCATCTTTATATAGAAATAAATAATAAGGACTACCTATTGATGATGCACTAACAGTTATTGAACCGTTATTTTCACCACAAGTGGTTGTTGTTGTATTACTTATTATGGCAGTAAAACATTGTGAAACGTACACATTTAGATATGTTTCGTTGTTTTGTATTCCTAAACTATCATTTAATCTAAAAACGTATGTCCCTCCTGTTAGCCCTGTGTATAAAAATGGTCCCGTACCTGTTTGAGCACTCAAAGTGCCAGGTATAATGTTATCTATAGTATATGTACCAACACCACCAAAAGGAGTTATTATTGTTGACCCTGAAGTCGTATCACAAATACCTGTAGTACTAAAACTATAGGTAATATTACCGTTGCTACAATTTTGTGTACAAGTTTGTCCTGTGGCAACATAAACACCAGTTGCGCTACCTGAATAGGCACCATCAATACAGATACTTTCACCTAATGAAATTCCTGACTGTAAATTACCGCAACAGTCAACATAACTATATATACCATTTGTTAAACCAGAAACACAAGCCATATTCTATAATTAGTTATTACAATTTATATCTATATCTACACCAATATTAAGGTAGAAAGTTTTATTGGTAAAATCATCATAACAAGTCGTATTACTTACCACTAAATTGTTACCCGCCAAATAATAATTTAAACCAAAACTATATAAAGTATCTAATTCGGTTTCAATTGCGTTTAATATTTCCGTAGTTGTTGGAGCGTCGTCACCATATCCTGTAAAAAATGAATTTTGTATTAAAATATTATCGTCAAGTCTACAATCAATAAACCAAGTACTTATAACACTAGTTAAATCACATTGTGTCTGCGTATACCCACTACTTAAAATTAGATTATTAATTGATTGATTTAAAACTTCAGCAGGAAATAAAGGGTTACTTAAATTAGATATTGAACATGTTAAGGTTTGATCAATACAATCATAAGTAAAGATTTGACCATTATATGTACAAGGAATACAGTCAACGGGAATAAAAGTACAACCTCTCTGTCTTCTCCAAACAACTTTTTGTCTATGGAAAATTGAATTATCCATTTTTTGGCCGGTCATCCATATTGTTGTTGCCGGTACTACTTGTTCAACAAGTCTTTGCCAATAATCACCAATACCTAATGTAAAATCTATCATTTTTTGATATGTAAAATTATTAGATGGTATTCCCACAGTTTCATTTGATTGTAGGTATCTCCAAAAAATAGATTGTAATGTTGGGTATCCACTAGTTTTACCGTCAGATATTGTCCATCTATTTCTTACATTTATAAAATTATTATAAAAATTTTGAGCAAATTCAAAAAATGTTTTTTCTTTTGGTTTTGGATTAATATGAGTCCAATCAATATTTCCTGGTGATGGATATGGTGCGGTTAGTCCGGAGTTTGGTATTGGATAATCATACTTAACGGACATGTCCCATATATCATATGTAATACCTTGTCCCATATTTAAATATAATTCTATCATTTTAGTGTTTAATACTAAATCATCATTTTCAGTAATATAATTAACACCATTAAAACTATTATTATTTTTTCTTTCTTCTGTATTAATATCCCAAGACTTTTGATTGTCTATTGTTTTAGTAATTTCAAAACCAAACCCTCCCATGTATGGAAAATTTCTATACCTTTCTAAATAGTCTTGACCATAAGTAAAAGGTTTTAAGTATGAAATTAAAAAAGGGTTGTTACCTATAAGTGAAGAATTTTGTAAATCAGGTAATTCTATTGATCTATGTTCAGGGGTTTGTTCAAACCAACCACTACCTATCTGAAAATAGTAATCATCATTATCATTTGGTGAAAGTGGTAATCCATCTGAATTTGTTGGGTAATCTGTTCTTGACACTGGAGTTAATTGTATTACTCCTGATGTTGTAAAACCCGTATATTTGTTACCTAAAAGACTGTAGACCAATGTAGGATCAAGTGCCGGTTGTTCATTGTAAAAAGTACCACCAGATAAATTAGCAAACTTAGTATCAAAAGTATCTAAATTAATTTTAGAGTCCGCTAAATACACTATTTCATTAAACTCTATTAAAGCGTCAGGAGCCCCTATCATTCTCATTAAAAACTCAACAGATCTTCTAGTACCCTTAGATTTAAACAAGTACGCCGTGTTTAATATTAAATTTCTATAGTATTGATAATTTAATTCATTAGGTGTGTTTGGTTTTTTTTGTCCGTCAAAAATTTGTTTTGAGTTTGGTGCTAATACGCTATCTAAAAAATTTTCATTAGTAATGGGAGATATGTTAGTATTTAAACCTAAAGTTTGTGCCAAATTAACCAATAATTGTGATGGTATGTCATTACCAACGACATAATTAACTGAATTCATATTAGCCAATGCATCTATAAATTTTTTAACTTCATCAAAACTTCTACCATAGATTTGTAATATTTTTTCAACTTTTTGGTCCGCAGTATCGAATTCTTTAAACGAACCCGTAATTAAAAATCTACTAATAAGATTAGTTTTATAATTATCGAGTGATTCAGCAACTTTTTGTAATTTTGTAAGATATTCGTCAAACTTTGTAGAACTAATATCTAAATTCCAATAGGTGTCTAATCTCCAAGTTAGTCTTTGATTATACATATTGTAATTACCGTTACTATCGTAATCAGGATATTTAAAATTTGTTGTGTAAAGCGGAGTGGTTTTTCTATTCAGTAAAAAATCTTCTATTTCATCAAAGTCTTCATTAAACACCGTCTCAGTTGTTATATTATTTGGTTTTAAAATTAAACTAATATAAGTTTCAGTTATTAAATTATTTTTTAAATTAAAAGGGTCTCCTTGTACTGTTATAGTTACAGTACCCCCTGTTGTAAATTTTGTTGGGATAAACTCTAACACCGGATACTCAGTGTTTAAATCTACAAAATATAATGAATAACTTTCAAAGTTATCTGTTAAGTTTCTATATTTTGAAACGGCTAAAGGTCTTGTTTCTAAATTTCTTCTTGCATTTTCTGAAAAGTCGATACCAAAAGGGTTACTAAAGGTATATACATCAGATTCAAATGTTGTTTCATTATTTATAACATCAAAAGTAATGTTATATGCGGTTGGGTAACTATCTAAACCAAAATTAACAGGATTATTTATTTCTATTGCCGCAGGAAAATAATTAATTATTTTAGTTATTGATGATGAAAATCTTTTTTGTAATGATCCGTATAATGAAAAACTAGTTACTTGTGATATATCAAAATTAGGGTAAACTTTAAAATTTTTTTCTATTATTTTTTTTGTTTGCTCAATATTTTCAATATTTAAATTTTCTAAAGTATATGGTTCCGAAAATAACCCAGTATCGAATTTTCGATTTACCTTTTCATAAATAGCAGATGTAAACTCAAAATTTCCTTGAGTTAATCCTCCCCCAGTCACTAATTGCAACCCTACAATGTTATCTGAAAAAGTTTCAGAACCTACAGACGGTGCTGGTGGATAAAAATATTTTTTTCTAGCCATTAACTTATAATATTTATGAAGTTTTTACTAAAATCAATATTACCACCTCTATCTTGTCTAACCTCATAAAGAAGTTCATTGAAGTTGTCTCTGATTTCAAATAAGTTATATTGTTTGTATATATTACCGGCACTATCATAAAGTGTGTAAATACCATCTTCAATACTTTTAGTTTGATTACCGTAAAGAGCAATTGCAATTGTGTCTAAATCATGTTCGGCCATTTGTATGTCAATGGTCAACGGATTAAAAAATGTATTTGTTATAATTATATTTTGGTTTGGTTGTCCGATATATGGTGTTGCGGTCGGTTTATTTGTCGGCGCAGTTGATGGTGATAGTGTACAAAAAATTAAGTCGCTCCCTCCGTCAACATATCTATATCTTATACTTTTTTGATTACTGTTTGTTTGGTCTGTAACTACGGGTTCACAAAAAAATGATGAAGTGATTAATCTATAAAAATTTTGTATTTTACTTCCGTCAGTATTTAAATATTCAACTCTATACCCTACAAGACCTTGGTTGGTAAATTTATTTCGGTATAGCTGGGGCACATTATTAATATCTATTATAATACCCTTCACATTAGGTAATGCGGATAAGACTCCACAATCTGAAATTACTGTTCTTACTTCCGCGGGTCTAATATATAAAGTATAAACACCTATTTTATTAAATTCACTTGCCGGTAATTTTAAATTATAAAGTCCGCCCAATATTTCAACACCATCATTTCCACCAGTATCCGTATTATTAAAATAAGGGGTTAATATTGTTCTTGAATTTAATTTTTTAAGTATAAAATTATTAGTTGCGTCTCTTGATTCTGTATAATGTAATATTATATCAACATCTTCCGGAGAAACGTCTGCGGGTCTTACTGTTCCATATGTACCTAAAGCCATTTTTTTATTTTATAAATAGTTTATCCATCTTTTTTATGTTTTATTAATTTTGAAATATCCATAACCATAGGTAGTTAAATCTCCTGTATTATCAACTTCCCCTAATCTTTGTAGCGATTCAAATACAGAATATTTACCTCTTTCAATAAAAACATCTGATTGTATTTCTGGGTCCATAACAAAATCTAATAAATATTCATTTTTTGTTATCGCCGAAGAAACTATCATATCATTAGTAATACCAGATGTACTAACAACATAAAAAGTTTTTCCATTAGGTAAATCAATATAATTAATATTATTTATAGTATATGCGGTATAGTCAGGTGATATAGAATCTATTTGACCATAAAAATTATTATTTTTAAAAAATTGATACCCTATTGAAAATTTAGTACTTCCATACCTTTTTAATTCATTAAGTTTTGAATTAGTAAATCCTGAGATGTTAAATGGTACGTTAACAAAATTATCTGAGGTTTGTGCCGAAACTTGATTATTATTATCCCCTTGAAATATTGTGTCTAAAACAGTTGTTGATGATGGCCAATTTCCTCCTATTGGTGTATAAGTAATGGTTCCGTTTGGGTTATTAACTGTTACTCCACTTAATGGTATGGAAATTTTCTTTTGTATTACAGTTAAACCAAAAGTATTGAAACCTGAAAAACTAATAACAAATTCACCATTATATGAATATGTGTGATTTTTTGTTTTACTTACTGATTCTACAGGAGTACCATCCCCCCAATCAACAAAATGGTTAGAAATTTTTAAAAAACTCTTTTTTTCATTCTCAGAAGTATTATAAAGTCTGACTTGATATAAATTATTTTGATTATATGCTGATAATATAAAATTAGTGATGACATCTTTTTGTGTTATTAGACCATCAAAAACATTATACACACCAACATCATTATATGTTTGGGTTAGTAAAATAGGTATTGTAAGTCCGGTCAGTAAAGATGTCCCTCCTGTACCACCACTTAAAATATATGTCATACCTGTGTAAGATCCAAATAGATTAACATTGGTTTCTCCACTAAATGATTTAGTAAGTACATCACCTTTAAGAACTTCAGGTGAAATTCTATAATATATTTTTTTTTCAATCATATTGGATTAACGTATTCGTACCATTTTATTGGGTTTGTTGTCCCCTCACCCACTCTTAAAGGTATTAAAACTTGTTGGGTTATTTGTTGTTCTAAAAAAACCTTATAATCAAAATTATCATAATCCATGACCACCTTATAATAAAAATATAACTCTTTATTAAAATCGTAAACGTCGGGTCCCGTAAAATCACTTTGTGGTTTGTTCATCATTCTAACAAATTGTCCTGTTTTTGCATTAAAAAATTTACAACTCATGTACATCTCATTTTGAGAAATATATGATTGATTTTTTAACCAATATAAGAAAAATCCTTCTTTATCTGATCCAATATAATCTAAAATCATATATGGTTTTTTAACCTGTACTTGTAAATTTGGGTTGTTAAATAATATTCCAGGTTCTTTAATTCCTTGTTGTGTTGGTAAAATAACAGTAAAAAGAATTTTTTGATTTTCGCTACCTTTTTTATCGTAAAAATCCATTTTAAAAAAACTTTTTTTAAATGAATTCGCAAAATAGTAAATTTCTTCATCTAAAAACCCCGCATACTGGTAGTCATCTAACCACTGATTTTGTTGTGGTGGGTTAATTAAAAAATCTGTTTGTCCTTGAAAATTAAAAAAATTAAATTGGTAATTTATTTCGCTTTTATTAACGTCGTTGTCCCAATTAGAATGAGAAAATCTTGTGACTTCAAAATCAGTTATTCTGTTTGTTGCTTGTTTTTTTATTTCTTCCTGTATTACATCAACCCCTTCATCTCTACCAACCATATCAAATTTTATTTCCACAGGGATATTAATAAATTTATCATTTCCGTTATATGTTATCCTATAATTACTCACAGTTATCAGTTTGAATTGTGTTTATTTGTGTTGTCTCTACAAATACGTTTCTTTTCGATGGGTACTGTTTAAATAAGAGTAAATTAAATATTGTATGGGATCCGTTTATAAATGGATAATCAACCCCATTACCCTCACCATCAATAAAACCATAGCTATACAGATCTTTCCAATAAAAAGTTTGGTCTATTTCAGAAAACCAAGCATAGTCTGGTACACCATCGGCATCTTTTTTTGGTGCCGATTCAATATAGTCACTAAAAACTCTAATCTTAATTCCGTGATGTGGGTTATAAAAATATCCACTAGGGTATGTTACTGGTGATGAGTCCCACAATAGTGTAGGATTAAATGAATATTTATGCACACAAGGAGATAATAGATATTCTACTTGTTCAAAATCATTATATTCACAAAAATCACCTTTTATTACTGATCCTTGAGGTAATGATTCATTATAATAGAAATTTTGTGAATTTACATTGTAGCTTGATAATGGTAACTCATCTTTATTTAATGTTGATGTGTGATCCCACCAAGTATCATTATCATTCTTTAAAAAATTAAATCCCCATCCAATATCTAATCCTGTTGGTGTTCCTGTTTGTGTTGTTGCCGGTGGATTAAAATACCCCATGTATCCTCTATTAATTATTGTTAAAAACAATTCTGTTAGTGGTTTTCCATTATTATCTATTAATTCACTTATGTCTACGTCTTTAGAAAAACTAAAAGAATAGTTTTGATTATCCTCTTTTATAGAAACTCTTTGTACGTTATTTGGGGTCAATGCCGAATATTCTATTTTTGATTTTGCGATAAACGCATTTTTATCAAATCCAGCCTTAAAAACATTAAAATCTTTTATATCTGTTAACGTTTTGTGTAGTCTTATATAATATCTTGATTTTGTTTCTCCACTATTATCAATATTAATTATTCTTTTAAAATTGCCGTATGTACCTACTTGTGTTTCATTTTGTGGAAATTTCATATTAAAAATAGTAAAAACATATTTTTCAGTACCATATGACCCATCACCTAAAGAATATACTTGAAATATTTTTTTATTTGAAATTCCATTCGGTTGTAATGGTAAATTTATTTCAATAAAATTACCTATTTTTAGATTGTGGTTAGTTGCACAATAAAAATAAACAAGTTCCTTTCCATTTAAGGTTCCATTATCGATAACAAATGGAATTCCGTCAGAAACAGTAAAATTTGTATTTGTTACTCCAAATTGTTCACTTGTCCAAGACATCTTTTGAGTTGTGTCGCTACTGAAAGGGTATGAAACATATGTCATCCAATTATATGAAGACGCACTTTTACCAACAAATGGTACATGACCATCAATACCTACTTCTCTAAAAAAAGTAAACTCATAAAATTGTGGATATCCTTCCCAAGCTGAGTTTGGATTAATAACGTTAGATATAGCATTGTTTACATTATTTGTATAATATAAAGAATTTTTATATGGTGCGTATTGTGTATAACCACTCAATACATTATCAAATAAATTTACTATTTTACCTGAAATTCTAAATATTGTGCTTTCTTGTCTTTCTTCTTCAAATTGTGTTTGTTGGTTAATAAGAATAGTTCTGTCCCCTTCTACCATGTCTCTAATTTCACCAACTAAAGGTACTTGTAACCAAACAGGATTATCTGTGTTTGTCACAAATCTTTTAGATCCCAAGACTATTCTTTTTTCATCTTCTCTCATAACCTAATTATTCAATATATTTTGTTATAAATTTATTAATTGCGGTTTTACCTTTATATAAACCAAAATAAAAATGAAATGGTGCTCCAACAACAAAACTGTCTCCTGTTTCTATAGTACCTGTCCAATTGGCATCATTGTTACCATTTACATCTGAATTAAATATATATCCTTTTTGACCTGTTGGTGTTGTATTAAAATACCTGGATGTTGGTGCGTATTGGAAACTCATTGATTGGTATTTGTTAGAATAAAAAGCATTGTTTGCTGTAATTACATTTGTATACCATTCATTATTATCGGTACCAAAAATGGTTTGTTGCCCCGCTGTTGGGTTTGAAGTCCAAAGATACATAGGGACTTCTTGTGTTTTTGTATAACCAAAATAATTTAGTAATGGTGGGGTCAATGAAAACGTTTGTACTCCAGGTGTTAAAATGTTTCTACTTACAGTATCTGAAGAAAAGAAAATACCCATTAAACTTTCAAAATTACCACCCTGAACGTATAAATCATTATCATCATATTCTTCATCACCAAAAGGTATAACTCCGAATTCCGAATTAATACTAAACATTTGAGTAATATCCCCATCTAATCTGTCTCCACTTCTAGAAAAAAATCTGTTAACAGATTTATCCCCCAATCCTAAAACTTGTAACCAATAATTTTTATTAACAAATCTTGAAAGTATCGCCAATTGTAATATATCTCCTTGATCATTATATGTTGTACTTTTTAAACCATTCATTAGATAACCTTCAAAATTAGGGTTAGAACAAATTTCTTTCGTATATAAATCTCTTGGTCCTAAATCCATAATTGTGGTTGGGAAAAATAGGTTTCTATCGTTGTTAGCACCAAATGGTACACCAACATACCCACCAAATCCAAATGGTTGATACTCAGGTACTTGACCTACGAATTTATCAGTATTCCCATTATAAGGTGCGGATCTATAAAATAATGAGTTAGTAGTTCCTTCAGTATAAAAAATGGTACCTTGTCCTTCTCTAAATATGGTATCGACAGTACCGCAAAATTTATATTTTTTTGGTTGTCCTTGAACGTTAAAAATTGTTTGTTTTTTAAATGAAAACATATAAAGAGACCCGTTTAACCAATTATTTTGAAAAACTTGTGAGAAAACTCCTCTACATGCTGCGTATGTTACTCTAAATCTAGATCTCCATTCTCTAAAGTACCTAATGTCATTAGGTATTGAAATTATCAATGGTTTATCAACAAAAAAATAACATCCCCCGTCAACTCTAGCATCAGTACTTTGACCCAATGTGTTATCTATGGTGTCAAAACATGGTGTTTCAACTCCAAAGTTGTTTCCACTTCCAGAATAACACGTAATAGGTACCATTCCCTCACATGTTAATGTATTAATAATAGCATCTGTATATGCGTTACTTGTATCACCTGTTAAATCTTGTGCGTTGTTTGTTGTGTCTGTGGCCTCTAAAAGAATAGATGGAATTATAGTCGTTCCACCATCAGGACCAATTAAATACATTGAAAACCTATCATTTAAATGTAAACTGAAGGATGTGTTTCCTGAAACCTCGGTAGTGTCTGATGTAGGTAATCTATCACTTCTTAGAATTAATCTTTCATGGTCACTAATTGTTACGTCATTTATAAAGTCTATGTGATAGGCTGGTGAAAAAACTCTATCATTTCTTAATAATGGGTCATTTGGCATATATGTGTTTTGTATCGCTTCACCCGCCAACAAAGTCCCTCCTTCTATATTACCTTGTGGTGTAGTTGTACAAGTAGATATTGTTTGTTGGCCAACCCATGACCCTGAACATACTTGATAATCTAAAACTACTCCGTTTGAGTCTACTTCAATTGCTACTGTATATTGCCAAGTCAAATTACCACTTTGATCTAAACTTTGGTATGACATTGACCACCATCTATACCCACCAAAACTTCTCAACTGACCTTGTAGTGGTGTTGTAAGTGCCGAATCAGTATATATTATATCACCTACTTGTAAATTAGGTGTTGCTTTATAGTAAGGCACAAATGTTGCGTAGTTTTCACAAGCACCAACGTTACCATTTGAACATGGTGATGAGAATGCTCCATAACAACTATTATTATTAGGTATATAACTAGCCAAATATGCAGTGGCATCATTATTATTTGCGAAATCATAAGGAGATGTAATCCCAAACCACTCATAAAAAGGTTGTGTTGTTGGTGCAGTGACCACCGCTTGTCCATACTGAAACCCTATTGTGCTTTTACCTAATTCAGACCCATTACACGCTATGTCACTATAAACACCAACAGGTAAGGTAAATTGTGATAAAGTGGAAACGTCATCAGAATATGCTTTACTATTAGCTCTAGACTTATCTGTAGAGTTGTAATATTTTACAACATTATTGGTAAATGAACTAAATGCGTTTTGGTCAGGAGTAAAAGAAAAAGACTTATGAAATAATGAAACATTTAAATTATCCGTAACTTGATGGCTTTCAGGTGTTTTATAATCATTTCTCCATGTTGAGTTATTCAACAAATTATCAATATTTTTTTGTATTGGGATATTAAGGTAATAATCCCCCTCAATTTGAGGTCCCGTGCCAAAATTAAATCCGAATAATTTAGATAAGTCATAATTAATTTTTTGTTTTTGGGTGTACGGATCAACTCCTCTAACTAAAAATAAAATTTCTAATGCTTGGTGGTCTAAATATTCTTTTATTGATGTAACGGTATCACATTGTTGACCTCCAGGTCCCGTTATTTCATTATAACAAAATCTTTGTGTTTTGTTGAAAATATATTTATTTAGAAGAGAATCGGGTGAACCTAAATTAGTACTTCCCGTATAATTAAAAATGCTATCACCCGTTATGACTTGAAAATATTCATTTCCAGCAACAAACTTATACTCATCACCATTTGTGGTCAAATTTAGTTTTACATTAGCAGTGACCTCAGTACCGTTAATATCAACATATTTAACTTGTTTTGTTACTAAATTTTGTAGATTATAATCTGTTGATCCTGTTATCCTTCTAGTGTTAAATTGATTAATCGTTCCTCCAGTAATATTTGGGTCATTTATTTTAGTTACGTCATGAAAAGATAATAAACTACCTACAGGTATGTTAGATATAGTACCTTGATCACAAACAATAACCATGATTGAATCATAAAATGGGTCAGAAATCTCAACAGTATTTGTTGTTGGGTTTGTGTTTTTTATGGTGGTTTTTATTATGTTAACATTTTCAAAATATCTTTCTCTAAAATTTGCCATGTTTAATGATTGAGATAACGTAACGTCATAACCTAAGTATTTAAACCCACCACCTTGTCTTGGCACTTCCGCAATTGGTAATTTTGATAATTTAGGATCTAAATCGATGAACCCTGTGGCATCTATTGATGATACAAATTGGTATCCTGCAATTGTTTGTCTTAATCCGTTATTTACATTTTGGTCATCTCCAATAGAAAACCCATATGATATTACAGAGTTAGTATTAGCTAATGGACTAACATTACTATTACTTATTTGAATTAATGACTCTTCAGTAGTACTTTGACCTGCATCCAAATCAACTTCAGTGCATGGGCACGCCTCACAATCGGGATACGATAACATAGGTAATGAAATTCTTTTAAAAGGATTTTCTTTTGATAGTGGTTCTATTGGTGGTTTTGTACAGAATTTTGAAAGCCCTTTAAATGGTTTCCATCCGGCTATTTCTAAGTTAGATATAGAACATAAAGTATCATATATTAAATTTATAAATGATATTATAAAATTAATCAAAAGTCTAATTATTGGATAAATAAGTGCCAAAACATGTAAAATTGTAATTATTGTTGGGACTAATAAAGAAACTATTGTAATTAAAAACATCATTAAGAAAAATATTAAATCAAAATTTCTAACTCCGTCGTTTACAGGTAATTTATTAATTTGATTGCATGAGTTACTATCTATTTCTTTTATACCCAAATGTCTTGATCTATTATACCCCCATTTAAATCTATCAATAAAATTAGCGATAGTATAAACTTTATTAAAATTAAATTCATAAAAGTAATCTTCACAATTTATAGCCGCCTGTGGATCGGCATATTCATTCCAATCTAAACTAAATGCGTATGATTTTAATTGTAAATTAGTATCGACATCTTCATATTTTCCTGTATTTGTCCATCCATATTCCCTTATATTTGGAACTAAATAATCCGCCCTTTCTATTACGTTATTTTCAGGGTTTTCATTTTGGTATTGTATTCTAAATCTATACTTTCCTTTTGTTGGTATTCCTATCGATGGATCGTTAGATATTACTTGTTCTCCAAATTCATTAGTTGTAACGTAATCAAGATTCATTGGTACCTCAACTAACCATGTGCCGTCTTCATCTATAACTTTACCACCATTAGGTAAACTATGTTGTTCTAAAACAGGTTGTCCATTTATGTCGTTTTTTATAGTTTGTCTTATAGATAAAATTTTTCCTGGACCTGTTTCTAAATTACAAAAATTACCAGTGTTTTTTTTAGGTTTACAGTTAGTCCTTAAAAAATCCTCATCAGATGTGGAAAATATTGAACCCATAAAAATTGCTTGGGGTTTAATTTCAACACCAACATCTCTTAAATCAAAATCAGTTCTAGTTATACCTATATTACATAAATCTTCTTCACCCCAAAAAGCAGTGACATCGATATCTTTATTAAAACTTACTATTTGTGGTAAAGAATCCAAATCGGATGATGATTTAAATCCTTCCCCATTGAATTGTTCGGGGGTACCTAACCCTACTCTGACTAAGTCAGACGGTTTTAATGAAAAACAACCCATATCTGATAAATCCAAGTCCATAACTATTGTTTGGACCCCTAATGGTACCCCTATTATCATAAAATCACCACTATCGTTTGTTTTAGCAGTAAACTTGTAGTATTTTTCATATACTTCTAAAACTTCAGTTCTTGTTAAAACATCTTCTTTTGTTGGAAAAGTTCCTGTTGGTGTATGTCCTCCATATGTCTGTTTATATGGTAATAAATTATACCTATATCCGTCTTCATTTTTATCTGAAGGTTTTTTATATGGGTATAGTGTTGAAATTACCGGATCGTTTTCGTCTATTTGATCTAAAGGAATAAAGATTGATACGTTAGCGTTAGGCACACCGTAACCACCATTTACTATTACCCTACCCGCAACTACACCATAATCTGCGCAAAATCTATTATAAACGTCACTTTGTCTTAATTTTAAAGATAAAATTTCTAAAAAATCAAAATCTTGGTTTATGTTTATTCTAATGTTTCTATCAACACCTACTTTGGTTCTTAACCTATAGCTTTTTGACATATTTGTTTTTAAAAATAAATAGTTATGTATCTATTTTTAAAAATAGAACATATTAAACCAAAATAAATAATGTTATGAAAAGTCTACGGTTTTAAGATTTTTTACTCTAACTTTAATGTCTTTTTTATCGTATCTAATTTGATATACTTGGTCTGGTTCGGCGAATATCGTATCATCAATAAGTTCAATTTGTTTTGTTTCGTTATCGACATACCTTTGGGATGTTTGAGATGACGAATATTGTCCTCCAACTTTATTATATACTTTTATATCTGTTAATGCAACAACACCTGCAGTGTTTTGTACTAATCTTCTAATATCAGATATATTAACATTTTGACCTAATTCTCTATTTTTTGGATCCATATTGGTAGATATTTGATCAATGATTTGTGTAACCACTTGTCCTTGATTTTGATTTGACTCAAAAACAACAAAAAGTTCAAATTCTAAATCAATTACTTTAGCCACATCAATAGAGATATAGTCATTTATCATCCTATACTTAGAAAGATATGTTGCTAAATTACTTTTTAAATTATTTGAAACCACCTGTGTTAATTTTCCACCTGTGTCATAAGATAGTATTTGTATATTTATTTTGTTATTTTTTTCAGTTATGGATACTTTAGCAGGTGCACCAAATCTACCAGGCATTGTATCAATAATTGATTTGTAATCATTTATTGTGACCGCTCTTTTTTGGGCCGAAAAATTAAAGGACACCATATTTCTTACCTCTTCAATTGAAGGTGGATTAGCCCCTCCTATTGCGGCAGTAATATTTGTACAAGATAATGATTGCACAACGTTTCTATTTATAGAATCTGAAGGTCCGTTAACGGCAAAGTCAATTGTGCCTACCTGAGTTATTGTATTAACACCAACATTTGTTGATAAACCTCCACCAACCCTATATTGTACAAAAACGGTAGTATTTGGTCTTACGGTTAAACCTAACCCAATGTTATTCTGATAGTTATTAATGTCCAAAGGTACTCCTGTATTTGTAAATTGTTTTAATTGTTCGTCAGGTGTTGTTGACCCACCACCAAACTGTATTTTCATAAAACCTTCAGGTGTGTACTCGGTTATAAATCTTTGTTCTGTTTTAATGTATTTACCAACTTTTACACCAGCAACATCGACAGGTTTTGTTGGGTCTTCGACAAAGATTGTATTTTCGACTAAAGAATCGACTTCATACCATTTATTATTTGAAGTTAAAAACTCAGTAAACGATGGAACTCCAGGGTATGATGTTCCATCTTTCTGTATTATTGATGTAACCCCTAAAACATTTCTTTCCGGTAAAAATATACTAAAAAAGGGAGTTGAATCTACGGGATTTACAATTTTTTTAAATACTTTTGTAAATCCATTTACAACAACCTCTCTTTTAGTTATAACGTAATTGACAATTTTATTATTAGAATCAAACGTTGGGATTTTTGTTCTATTAACAAACCCTTCTTGATTATACTGTGTTGAAAAGTCAATATCGTAAACTGTCTCAAATGTTGTGCCTCCTCCGTTAAATTGTGATCCTGCCCTTAGAATGCCTAAGTACCTTATATCCTCAGAATCCCCAAGTGGTGGTACGGTAATTGAAAAATCAACTAAAGCAACTGATGGCCTATATCCTGGTATTTTTAATCCATATGTTCTTGCAATATTATAAATTGAAGACCTTTGTTGTGCATACTGTAAAACGGTTTCTTGGATACTTCTATCAATGTGAAAATGTAAATTATCAGCAACTGCAGCATTTAAATCCATTAAAACAGAATAAACTGAAGCATCATTAAAATTTTGTATTAATTCAGGGTAATACTGTTTAGTGTAATTTATTAAATCTTGTCTTAACCCCTCAAAATCCCTTTCGGTATAATTTATTTTATTATTTGCCATTTTTAAATATTAATTATAACAAACTCTCTACTTCCAAAAGCCTTAGCCTCGTCTGTATAGTCTATTTTTATTTTTGCAGTATATTCACCTGTATTTTGACCAGGTATTTTATAAATACTTGCTTGACCTAATAATTCATAATTTAAATCACCTGGGGATTCTTCACTCTCTAAATATGGTTCAATAGTGATACTATTAATAGTTAAGTTAGGTATATATTTTGCAACTTGTTCTTCAATATCTGATCTAATACTTTCAAACGTTTCACCGTCTAATGGTTCAAAAATAAATTCATAAATTCTAGTACCAAAATCAGGTAAATAATATCTAGTACCCTTTCTAGTTAAAATTAAATGTAATAGATTACTTCTAATTTCATCGGCAGTTTCTTCAGTTAATGAAAAATAATAACCTTTTTCACTATTTCTAAAAGGAAATGTTATACCATAAGTAGTTCCGTTAGCCATATAAAATAAATATAGTGTTTACAATTTTTATATAAATAAAAAATCCCTACTATTATAGGGATTCTTATTTAACTTAAAAAAAATATTTATATAGTTTTATTCAAATTCTATATTCAAATCCCCAACACTTCTACAATCAACTAAAGATGGGGCCTTACCACTTCTTTCAAAAGCCTTTTTAATTGTTGCACATGCTTGAATAAATTTAGCTCTGTCAGTAATTTTATTATTTATAATATCGGCAACTCCAATTCTGCGAATACTTTCAAGTTGGTCATTTAAATCTTGAACGTCTGAATATGTTTTTAACATACTTACACCTTTAGATATTGATTCTTGGTCTGGTTCGGTATAATATTCTGTTGTTGTACCAGGATCAAGTAAACCCCATAAGTTACTAAAACTTTCAGGATTATTTACAGTTTTAGACTTTGTTACGTCAGGTGAGTTTATTTTAGAACTAGCAACATTGAGAGCCTTTTTGTCAAGTCCCATAGTTGTTATTGGAAAAAGTTCTAATTTACCAAATCTTTCACTATCATCGGGATTAACTTTTGTCGCATCATAAAAACTATAGTCAAATTTTGTTGGTTTATATTCTCCAGAAACAAAATTTAATATTTGTTTTATTTTATCTTCTCTAACCCCTATTTGTGTAAAAGCTTCGGTTAAAATACTTTTTAAAACGTTTTCTCTTGCGGTTGCTACCGCAGCATTTTGTTTAGGTGTTCCTGTATGACTTGTTCCAACAGTTATTTTTGCCATAATAGGTAAAGGATATTTACTATCAATAAATGTCTTTATAGTTCCCATTGATGGTCTCATTACTTTAACGATTGCGTCAACTAATTTTTTTCTAGTGTCTTTATTTATTGAATATTTACCTTCGTCAAATGCAAATCTAATATAATAACTGTTGTTAGTTCTAACCGGCTCAGGTTCCATTGTTTTTTCTGTCAAATATTTTTTTTGAATGTTTGATTTATGCATATTTAAAATATGCATTTTTTCAGATTCAGTAATTAATAATTTTTTCATAGTAACTTTTTATTATAAATATAGCATAAATAAAAAAAATCCCTACTTTCGTAAGGATTCTTTAAGGTTTTGATTTCCTCTTTCGTATTGAGGTTCATAAGGACAATGTAAACACCTACTTCCACAACACTTACCCCTTCTTATATGATAATCTTCAGTCATAACCATCCTACCTTGGTTATCATAATAGAATTCGTTTGGTTGTAGTTTAGGTCCGAATTCCCTAACATATAATTGTTGTACCCAATCTTTTGATGCGTTTACTGTCATGACTTATACTATTTCACATGCTCCACCTGCACAAGCGGCTTCACCTCTAAGGTCGGTATTATCTTGTAACTCAACAACTTTAGTTAAATCCACATCAGTTAATGTTTTAACTAATCTTTCAAAATCTTCTTTTGTACAATCTTCAAAAGGTGCCTGTGTATATGTTCCTCCATTGTACGGTAATACAGATAACCCATTATAGAAATCTCTGTTATTCCACATCCATTCACCAACTAAGTCCCACTCATCTTCTTTAATTGAAACGGTCGCCGATACGTTGTGAGTATTTTGTCCGTTTCTGTGACCAGGTTTAATCCATTCTTGAGAAACTTTCTTAACTCTTTCTAACATCTGAAATACTGACTCGTGTCTTACTATTGATCCTTCAGGTGCTTTTTGTGGGATAGTAATAACCGCGGTATCATGAGGACGGAAAAACTCATCCTCAATTAATTCAGGGTGATTAATCGCTAAGTAAGAATAGATTGATTCATTTTTACCTACACGAATTCTTCTTAAATAGAAGTCATTATGCCAAGCGTGAATTCCTGATGATGTTCCTAATACTAACGATGATGTTCCTGATGGCTTAACGGTTGTTGTTCTTGCTGATTTATTAATTTTAATAAGTTCAGCAACTCTTTCGTTTTCTTCTTTAACAGCTTTAGCCGCTTTTTTCATATCATACCCTAAAACAACTCCTGAACCAATACCTGTCATACCAACACCAATAAGTGCGTCTTTTTCAGTTGTTCTTTTCCAAATATCTCTTAAATAATGGAAGTCAGTATATCCGGCCTGTAATGTTCCGATAAATGCCGCTGCCCTAACTCTTTTTTCAAAATCCTCTTGTGATTCGATATCTGAAGCATTTACCTCACATAGGTTACAAAATTGGAATGGTCTTAGTGCGATTTCGCAACATGGGTTAGTTCCCCAATCTTTATCGTTAGATAGATAAATTCCTGGTTCTCCTGCCCCTGATAATTCAATACGTTTCCAAAGATCCATAAAGAACTCTTTTGTGATTTTGTGACGAAGAAGTACTGCTGAGTTATTTGCTCTACCTCTTTGTGCGTTTTGTTCCC